GCCTTCCCCTCCAGGGCGAAGTCGGTTATAGCGTCCGCCGAATCACGGCCCCACCCCTCGATTGTCTGCTGCAGCTTCTTGAAGTTGTCTTCGCCGTCCTTGAGGGTACTGTCCAGATCCTCTTTTGCCTTCTTCATCGCCTTGCCGTACTGCTCCTGGGACAGTACGCCCCGATCCAGCAGATCGTTCAGCCGTTGCACCGTTTCGGCGTACCGCTCTTGCGGGGTTTTTATGTCCTCGAGGATCTGCTTGAGTTGTTCCTTGGCGTCGATGTCGCCGAGAAGGGCCTCGGCGGACTTGAGCTGATCGGCGGTCGCCCCTTGCAGGGTCAGGCGATACAGGGAGGCCTCCGTCGCCGTCATGTTGAAGGTCTCGGCCTGGAGTTTCAGCGCTTCGATCTCGGCGTCGATGGATTTTTGGTTTGCCTTTCTTTCCTCTTCCTGCTCGATCAGGCTGCGGGTTGCATCGAGCTCCTGCGCCACAGCGATCAGTTTTTCTTTGTGGCCTGCTGCAAAGTCTTTATAAGCGCCCTTCTCGATCTCCCAGCGGACCTTTTCCTCGTTGGTGGTGGTCCGGGCGAGGTCGCGTTCCTTAGTCATGGCATCGAGGGCCTGGTCGCCCTCGGTTTGCTGCTTGCTCAGTTCGGACAGCGAGTCTATTTCGCGGGCCAGCAGGATGATCTTTTCCTTCTGTTTGGATGTAAAATGCTTGTATGAGCCTTTGGCGATCTCCCACCGCGCCTTTTCTTCTTCCGTGACAGCGCCGATCAGGTCGCGCTCGCGGATCAGGGACGCTATGGCTTCCGCGGCCGGATCTTTTTTTCCTTTTTCCGGTGTCTTTCGCATAGGTTTTGTGGGAGGCTTCGCCGGCAGCAAATGGGATTCAGCATTCGGCGCCTGCAATTCCGCGAGTTCGTCTTCGAGTCTCTTTTTTTCTTTCGTCGCGTTGTCGATGAGGCGCTGATAGTATTTCTGGTTACCGCTGAATGGATAATCTCGTTTCTGTTCCAGATCGAATATTTCTCCGGCCTTTTTCGTGATCCTCTCTTGCAGATTTTGCATCCGGGCCGCTTCCGTATTGTTCTTTTTCAGCCAGGCGTTCAGCTCTTCGGCGTTCATCGTGGCGAATTCGAAGAAATCGAGACGCCCACTTTTCACGGCGGCCCAACCCTGGAGCGACTGGCCGATGTTCCCGATGGCTTTGGTCGCCCGGGCGGCCAGAGAAATAATCTGCGTGAAGAGCTCGACGATGCCGGAACGGTTCTGATCGATCGTCTGGGCGAGGTTGGCAATCTCACCCGCGATGGATTTCGTGCCCTCGGCGGAGCGATCGGAGTCGCTCACGAGGCGGCCGAAAACGGTCTTGAGGTCCGTCATGGCCTGCTGAATCGTCGGCTGCATCTTCGAGAATTCCTCGTCGATTTTCCCGGCTGATGCGGCGAAGGCCTTGACCATGATTTCGGAGGTGATTTTTCCTTCCGTGGCCATTTGACGGAGGCCGCCGACATCCGTGTGGAGGTAGTCGGCCAGCATCTTGGCGATGCGGGAGCCGTTCTCCATGATGGAATTGAATTCCTCGCCCCTGAGCACACCAGAGGCCATACCCTGGGACAGCTGGATGATCCCGTTGGTCGCCTCCTGCTGGGTCGCTCCGGAGATGACCATGGCCTTGTTGAGGGTTTCGGTGATGCGGAGAAGGTCGCTTTGGCTTGTCCCCATGGTCTCCGTCGCCTTGGCAAACCGGGCATAGAGATCGACCGAGGAGGAATAGGAGCTGTGAGATCTCAGGGACTGCTGGTAGAGCCCTTCCTGAACCGCCTTCAAGTTGTCCGAGGACGTCGTGACGAGTTTCAGCTTGTTGTCCAGCAGCGTGTAGTCATCGGCTATACCGAGAACGGTTTTGGCCAGCATCCCGGTCACCGTCGCCGCGGCGAGGGCCTTGACCCGGAAAGACATCAAGCCGGCCGTGCCGCCATTGAACGACTTCTTTGCGGTTTCCATCCCCTTTGCCATGCCTTGGGCGTTGGTGACCACGGCGTCGCGGGCCTTTTTCATGTCTGAAGCGAACTGGGCGTGCCCGGCGGAAAGCTCCGCTCGAAGCGCCCCTATGGATTCTGCCATTGTCTCTTACCCATGTTTTTTAAGGCGTTCTTCATACGGGCTTCCATATCCGCGTGATCGACTTCCCGCCTGACCAGCAGGCTTTCCAATTTCGGCATCTTTTTGGCCCGCGACAGGTTCGCCGTGAGCCATGCCGATGCGCTCCGTCCATCGGCCAGGGCCGCGACGGCCTGACGGGTCAGATAGGGTGTCAGCCCCCAGAACTCTCCCGGAGATACGCCGGACATAACCGCGTTATGAAACGCCGCCATGACCCACCCGCTTTTCGGTTTTTTTTTACGCTTCGACCTTCGTCGTTCGGTATTCCCTCGGGCCCGAAATACGCCCACTGAATCGCCGTCTGAACCGCCTTGGCGAATGGAACGAGCGGCGGGGAGAGGTCCATGATGCGCTCGGCGGCCATTTCCGGGTGCCTGTCCCTTAAACCTATGGCGGCGATCACGGCGATCACGTCCGGGTCAAACAGGTTCGGGCTGTCGCCGTATTTTTGTTCGATTTCGGACAATGCCCGCCAGGTGAACTTCAGGACGTAATCGTGCCCGCCGATATGGATCATTTTCTCTCCAGTCAGAATGTTCATGTTATGCCCAGGTGACCTCGTCCGTGATTCTGATCGTGATCGAGCCGTCGATCTTGCCGTCCACCGCCCCGGAAGAACTGAGCCCGAGGACGTAACCCTTGAAGGTGGCTGTCGAGGAGTCCGAGTAGGTGATCTTGAAATCCTTCTCCGTCCGCGCCTTGCGTGCCGCAATGACCGCCTGCTGCCCGTTATCCGACGGTTCCCAGTTGATGGACAGGGAAATGGATCCTTCATCGGGCAGCCCCATCAGGAATTCCTTCGCCGTCGACCCGAGATGGGTCGTGTCGATCTCGGAGGCCGTGCCGTCCGGGCCGCCGAAGTCGGTGACCTCACCGATTTCCGTCCACGTGACAGGTGTGGCCAAGGCCGCGTCTGTATTATCTGTAATCGTTTTTCCGGTCGAGTCGAAGTTCACGGCAAACGTGTCCGTGGTGACGTGACTGACGATGCACACCTGGCCGTTGATATCGCCCGCATCATCACCCCCGAAATTGGACAGGGTCACGATGTCGCCGTTTGCCAGGGCGTGAGCCGCCGATGTCAGGATCGTGGGGTTGCCCAGTGCAATGGCCGTGATCGTTTCGGCTCCGCCGGATCCGGTCCCCATTTCGATTTTTGTTCCTTGAGATTCAATAGCCATGCTGCGTTTCCTCCTTCGTTCTATTCGTCATGCCATGTCGAGAAATCCATGATGATCCTGTGACAGGCCACCGCCGGCTCGTAGACATCCCGTTCCGATTGAATCAGAAACGATCCTATCCGGACCGACCCGCTTGTCCCACGGTACCCGTTCAGGGCGTTCCTTACCGCCTTGGCCAGAGCCTTGGCTGCGGCATATGTCTTTGCCCATGCCTCGATCTGAAAATGTGGGTTCGCCATCCCCACCGGTCCTTCCAAGGCGTTTTCCCCGGCGCCGTATACCCGCATGTAGAGAATGATCGGATAGGTGGGATCCTGCGGCAGCGTCGCGGGGTAGCACCTGGTAGTGAGATCCTGCACGGTCGCGTCGGCAACGAGGATCTCATGTATCGCCTCTTCGATATTTTCCGCGCTCACTTGCTCAGTCCTCTCACCTGCGCCTTCGAAAGTTTGCCCGCCGCCGCCCGTTTCGCCAGTCTCCCGGCCGATTTGTAGAGTTCCGTCTTCATCTCGTCGGCGAAGATCCCCAAGGCGGGCATTTTCATCGCGTGCCAGGCTCGCCGGAGAAATGGGTTCGGGGAGACGAAGCCGGTCGTCGTAATCCTGATCCAGCGATCTCCGAGTTTGACGAGCCGAGGTTCGTCAAGGATCCTCTCGACGGTCCCGAATTCCACGAGGTGGGCGACGGGGGACGACGAGCCGACATAAACGGTCACCACCGAGCGGTCCTGTCCCTTACGCTGTGAAGGTTTCAGACTCGGGGACACCTTGATCGAATCCCGCAGACCGCCCGTCACGACCGGCACGTTCGCCCTGGCCGCTTCGGCGATCGGGCTTCCCGCCTTCTTCAAAGCGTTTCTGAGGACCGTCTTTTTCATGGCGACAGTCGGCAGCTGGTCGAGAAGCCTTGTCAATTCCTTCACACCCTTCAGCTCAAACGAAAACGAGCCATGCCCGTTCATCACTCCGCCCTCGCTTTCGAATAGATTTCCAGCCCTTCACGGCGTCCAATTTCCACCACCCCTGTGACGTCATGTATTCTTCCCGCGTAACTGAGCCGGTCGACCGGGGTCACGTCCGCTCTGTACCGTATCCGCCATCTCGTGTCGGCTTCGGCCACCATCTGTGTGGCGGCATATCGTTCGACGCCCCCGGCAGGCAGGTATTCCGCCCACACCGTCGCCAAATCCACCCAAGTTTCGATCGGCTCGCCATAGCTGTTTTCAACGACAGTTTTGCGCTGCAGCGTGATGCGCCTGTCCAGTCTGCCGGATCTCAAAACTCCTCCCAGAGCCTCATGCTCGCCAGCAGCCGTTGCACCGATTTGTCCTCGGTGACCGTCTGTCCCACCACCGGCTCGCCTCTCATCGCGTACAGGTCCGCGCAGATCATCTTGATCGCTGTTTTGATCCGCTTGGGCACGACCAAGGCGGAAGCC